TTATGAGTTGGTTGAAAAACTAAACAATAAAATGTCTGATAAGTTAAAATCTTATGCAGACAATCTGGTGGGTAAAGTATCTGAAGAGTTAGCTTTTGACAAAGAAATACTTACCATAGCACAAAAGGGATTAGGACAGTTTATAGGTCAGTATCAAGCCTATACAGACTTTCGTAATTCTATGGGTGCTAAAACACCTGACTTAGAAAAATTTGACTATGGATTACAAATAGTATCTGGTTGGTTTGTGCGTCAGTTTGAAAATGAGTATAATCCATTACATATTCATACAGGATGTCGAATGTCTTGTGTTGGATATTTAAAATTACCAGAAGGAATAGAAGAGGAGTGGGAAGAGGATTACAAAGACCACCATCCTGCAAATGGACACATACAGTTTGCACATGGAACATCTGCAGGATACACGGCTACTAACTTTGTAGTGAAGCCGAGGGTAGGTGACTTCTATGTATTTCCATCACATCTTTTCCATTGCGTTTATCCTTTCTACACAAAAGGTGAGCGTAGGTCTTTTAGCATGAATATGAATTTCATTGAAGTGCCAAAGAAAAAAAGTGTTGACAAATAGTTGTAGCTAAATATAACTATATGTAGCAAGTGTGTGGTTATAAGCGCAATAGTCACATACTTATCGCAAACAAGCAGTCTTACGGAATACCTGACGAGCATGGCCCGTTGAAATTTTGGTTGGCCAACCGAATGAATACGCACCCATAGCGAATCGGCCTCTGATTAGTCTACTAAGTTTGTATCTGTGTAAATCGAAACTTAACTATAAGGAGACGGGACTATGGCATTTACAAGTGCTGCAGGCTACGGTAATCTTCCTAACGGTAACTTTTCGCCAATTATTTACAGCAAACAGGTACAGCTTGCTTTTCGCAAGAGTGCTGTTGCTGAAGCAATCACTAACTCCGACTACTTTGGAGAGATTGCAAATATGGGCGATACTGTTAAAATTATCAAAGAGCCTGAAATAACCGTCAAGGCATATGCTCGTGGTACAACTATCACACCACAGGACCTTGACGATGAGGACTTCAACCTTACAATTGACAAAGCTAACTACTTTGCATTTAAGGTTGATGACATTGAGGAAGCTCATTCACATGTAAACTTTCAACAGCTTGCAAGTGATAGAGCAGCGTATCGACTAGCTGACCAATATGACCAAGATGTTCTTGGATATCTATGTGGTTTTAAACAGTCTGCACTACACAGTGCTGCTGATACAGCTAACACAACAGTAAACGGTGCAAAGGCAGTTTCAACAGCAGGTTCTGATGAACTTCTTACCTCTATGAAGTTAGATGCTTCTGACTTTACAGATGGTTCAGGTACAGCAGGTTCTGCGAATAACTCTATTGGACTTCAGCCTAGAGGTCCGGGAGCAACTGACTTAACACCTGCCGCTGGTACAACTTTTCCATTAACAGTCATTGCTAGAATGGCTAGACTACTTGACCAACAAAATGTTGACTCACAAGGTAGATGGTTAGTTGTAGACCCTGTGTTCATGGAAGTGTTGAAGGACGAGGACTCTCGACTATTCAATCAGGACTTTGGACAATCTGGTGGAATTAGGAGTGGTGAAGTTATAGGTAATCTACATGGATTCCGTGTATTTTCATCTAACAACCTACCTTCTATTGGAACAGGCCCCGGCACTACTGGTGGTACTAACTCTTCCAACTTTGGAATAATTGTTGCAGGACACGACTCCGCAGTCGCTACTGCTGAACAAATAAACAAAACCGAAACTTACCGAGACCCAGACTCATTTGCTGATATCGTTAGAGGTATGCACCTTTATGGTAGAAAAATCTTGAGACCTGAAGCTCTCGTTAATGCTCGGTATAACCTCGTTTAAAAGGAGATTGAATTATGGCATTAGGTGATAATACAACCTCTGTAGCAAGAGGTAGTGGAGCTAGAGGTAGACAACCATACTTGATTCAAGCTGACCTGAATTTTGAAACTGCGGCTAGTGACAAGGGTACAGCCCTCGCTGCCAATGACGTAATTCCGGGTCTAACTATCCCTGCTAATACACTCATATTGGCTGCAGGTTTTGAAGTAACAACTGCTCACTCAGGTACTTCAACCAACACCGATTTTGACTTTGGTATTACTGGAGGTGACTTGGATAACTTTGTCGATGGTTTTGACTTTGATGGAGCATCTGTTGGTGACTACGGTTTTAAGGCAGGACAAACTCCTGTTCTTATCGGTGGCACTTCTGATACCATTGATGTTGAAATCCAAGCAATGACAGGTACAACAACAGGCGGTGTACTCCGAATGTTTGCTGTATGTATGGATGTTGATGATACAGGTAACATGACTGCTGATGAAGTAGACCGTGATACTTTAGCTTAAATAGTTTAGGTGGAGCAGGGCAACTTGCTCCACTTTATTTTAGGGATTTATAATGGCAACCTTCTTAGCATTAACAAATAGTGTATTAGCAAGATTAAATGAAGTTCAATTAACATCGTCTAATTTTAGTAATGCTAGAGGTATCCAAGTACAAGCACAAAACGCTGTAAATGAGTCTATAAGATTTATTAATCAAAGAGAGTTTAATTATCCTTTTAATCACTCTGCAAAAACAGAAACACTTGTTCCCGGTTCAGTTAGATACTCAATACCTACTGACGCAAAACATGTAGACTATAACACATTCAGAATAGTAAAAGATGATAATGTAAATAGTGGTGGGACAAGTTTAGCTATTCTTCAGTATAATGAATATATAGATAGGTTTGTAGAACAAGAAGATGAAATAGTTAGCACTACATTAGCTGAAGATTTAGACGCAACAGAAACAGAAATAGACGTAGCAAGTTCCACAGGGTTTGACTCTGCAGGAACTATTTTTATAGAAAACGAACAAATAACATATACAGGTATTAGTACTAATACTTTTACAGGTTGCACAAGAGGTGCAAATGGAACAACGGCAGCTACACATAGCACTAGCACATCTGTAGCACAGTTTGAAAGAGGTGGAGTGCCAACGCACGTTGTTAGAACACCTGACAATAATTTTTTATTGTATCCTTTTCCTAATAAGGTGTACTCACTAAAGTATGACTATTTTACATTTGCTTCTGATTTATCAGCACATGGTGACACACCGTCAATACCAGACAGATTTTCTCCAGTTATTATAGACGGTGCTACAGCGTTTGTATATCAATACAGAGGAGAAACACAACAATACCAACTTAACTTTAGTAGATTTGAACAAGGCATAAAAAATATGCAAAGTCTATTAGTAAATAAATATGAGTATGTTAGAGCTACTTACATACCACAAACAAGTAGAACAGTATCTGATTTGATTACAAGAGTATAATGTATGGCAGACCTATCAAGAACATCTCCCGTAGCATTTAACTGCCAAGGTGGGCTAGTTCTTAATCGCTCTACATTTATGATGCAACCGGGTGAAGCACTAGAACTACAAAACTTTGAGCCTGATATAGAAGGTGGATACAGAAGAATAAATGGCTTCAGCAAATATGTTAGTGCTGTCGTGCCACAAACAAGTTCCTCTACAGAGCAAGTCTTAATGGTTGCTACGTTTGGTGATTTAGTAGTTGCAGCTAGAGGTGAAAAGATATTTAGTGCTACAGCAGGTGGTTCTAGTTGGACAGAGAGAGATACTGGTAGAACAAGTGCAGGAACATACGCTTTTGAAAGATACAACTTTGATGGTAATGATAAGTTAATAGTTGTGGACGGAGCAAATGCTCCAACATTTTTTAACTCAGCAATGTCAGCAACAGATGTAAGTAATAGTGATGTAGCAGGTTCTAAATTTGTAACAGCGTTTAGAAGTCACATGTTTTACGCAGGTAAATCTTCAACGCCACAGACGCTAGTGTTTAGTCAGCCTTTTGATGAAGACGCATTTGGCAGTGGTGCAGGAAGTATAAAAGTAGATGATGTTATAACAGGTCTAAAGGTTTTCCGTGATAACTTATTTATCTTTTGCGAAAACAGAATATTTAAACTGAGTGGCAGTAGTTCTAGTGACTTTGCCATATCTGCTGTTACTAGAGACATTGGTTGTATAAACGGCAACACAATACAAGAATTTGCAGGTGATTTAATATTCTTAGGGCCTGATGGTTTGAGGACAGTCGCAGGTACAGCAAGAATTGGTGACGTTGAACTTGGTACTATTAGCTCTAATGTGCAATCTATATTTGATGACAACTTGTCTAGCGCATCTGAGTTTCAGAGTGTAGTCATACCAGATAGAACACAATATAGAATATTTTTTACTAAAGCAGCTACAGCACAAAATAGTACAAAAGGGATAGCTTGTGTTTTAAAAGGACAAGCTTTTGAGTTTTCAGAACTACGAGGTATCAAACCATCATCAACAGATAGTTTTGTAAAAGCAGGAGATGTTATAGTTCTACATGGTGACTATGCCAATGGCTATGTTTATAGACAAGAACAAGGTAATACTTTTGACGGCACAGCTATATTAGCAAAGTATAGAAGTCCAGACATGACATTTGGCGATGCAGGTATACGAAAGCATATGCAACGTGTGATTGTAAACTTTGCACCAGAGTCAACAATAGATGCTGATTTATTTATACGATACGACTATGAATCTAAAGACTCAGCAAGGCCTGCTGCATATGAGTTAGACTCACAAGATATTGCAGCTATTTATGGAACGTCAACATATGGTGCATCTTCCTCTGTAGTTGGTACATATGGTGGTGCATCACAACCACTGTTCCGACAATCAGTAGAAGGTTCAGGGTTTGCTGTAGCACTAAGAGTAAACGATGGTGGAGAAACAGCACCATACTCATTAAAAGGTTTTCAATTAGAATATCAAGTAGGAGCGAGAAGATAAATGGGAGCAACGTACACAAGACAGTCTTCATACTCTGACGGTGATGTTATCACAGCTGCCCACACTAATGACGAGTTTAATCAGTTATTAGCAGCATTTGCGTCAGGCACAGGACACACACATGATGGAACATCTGCCGAAGGTGGTCCTATAACTAAACTACTTGGAACATCTTTAACCTTTGGAGATGGCACTGCAGGCACAGACATAACTGTAACCTTTGATGGTGAGACATCAGATGGTGTACTCAAGTGGATGGAAGATGAAGACTACTTTGAGTTTAGTGATGACATACTTGTAGCGTCCACAGAGAAGTTACAGTTCCGTGACACAGCAATATACATCAACTCTAGCACAGACGGACAGCTTGACCTTGTAGCAGATACAGAGATACAGATAGCAGCCACAACCATTGACATGAATGGTGCTTTAGATTTATCAGGCAACCTTACTGTTGGTGGTAACATTATAATAGGTAGTGCTAATATAAGTGAAACAGAGTTAGAGGTGCTAGATGGACTTACTGTCACAACAGCAGAAGTAAATGTATTAGATGGTATTACATCAAATGTAGGAGAACTAAACTTAGTAGATGGCTCAAGTGCAGGAACTGTAGTAAACAGTAAAGCAGTTATATACGGTTCAGGTGGTCAAGTTAATGCTACAAGTTTACAGATTGCAGGAACAGATTTAACAGCAACTGCTGCAGAGTTTAATTTATTAGACGGTGGCTCTAGCATAGGCACAACAGCAGTTTCAGATGGACACGGCATCCTAATGAATCATGGTGGCACTATGGCACAGACCACAGTGCAAACTCTAGCTGCCTACCTTGATGATGAAATAACAGCAATGCCTAACCTTGTGTCAACAGGTGCATTGAACAGTGGTTCTATAACAAGTGGCTTTGGCACAATAGACACAGGCTCATCTACTATAACAACAACAGGTCTTATCACAGGTGGCTCACTTGATATAGACGATGTATTAATCAACGGTTCTAACATAGGACACACTGATGACACTGACTTGATAACAGTAGCAAACGGTCTTGTCACAGTGGCAGGAGAAATATCTGTAACCACACTAGACATAGGTGGTACAAACGTAACATCTACTGCAGGAGAACTAAACATTCTTGATGGGGTTACTGCAAGCACAGCAGAGTTAAATATTCTTGACGGTGTTACTGCAAGTGCTGCAGATATAAATCTTATAGACGGTATTACAAACGGAACAGTAATAGCTAGTAAAGCTATAATTACAGACGCAAACAAAGATATCAGTGGTGGTAGAAATATTACCATTAGTGGAGAGCTAGATGCCGCCACACTAGATATATCAGGTGACGCTGACATTGATGGAACAGCTAATTTAGACGATACAGATATAGATGGCACATTAGTTGTAGACGGTTCTAACATATCATTAGACAGTACATCTACTTTAAACATAGATAACTCTAATACATCTAATGGCATAACAATAGGTACAGCTACATCTGGTGTGCCTATATCTATTGGTCACAGCACTTCTGAAGTAACAGTAAATGACAATCTAACTGTTACAGGTGACTTAACTGTATCAGGAACAACAACCACAGTAAACTCAACCACTGTAAATCTAAATGACCACAACATCGTATTAGACAGTGGCAACAGCACATCTGCTGTCATAAACGGTGCAGGTATAACACTAGAGGGTGGCACTGGTACAGATGCCACATTTGCCTATAGCACCACTGGTCCTAAGTTTGAAATAAAACTAGGGTCTGACTACGAAGATTTACAGGTAGACCAACTTATAGCAGCATCACTTGATATATCAGGTGATATAGATGTAGATGGCACAGCAAATTTAGATGTAGTTGATATAGACGGTGCTGTTGACATGGCTTCAACACTTACTGTTGCAGGTGTGGTTGATATAACTGACACCACTGACTCTAGTGATGCCACAGGTGATACAGGAGCATTGCGAACTGAAGGTGGTGCGAGTATAGCTAAAAAACTATTTGTTGGTACAGACCTTGATGTAGACGGTACAACTAACCTAGATAACACAGATATAGATGGAACACTAGCTGTTGACGGAGCAACTATTTCTTTAGATGCTACAACGTCATTAAACATAGACAATTCAAACACATCAAACGGAATTACTATAGGAACAGCTACGTCAGGTGTTCCAGTGTCTATAGGACACACCACATCTGAAGTTACAGTTAATGACAACATGACTGTAACAGGAACGATGACACAAACAGGTGTTTCTACTTCTGCTGCAAAAGACGTATTTAATGCAGGTATGTCTGTCAAGAATGGTTCTACATCTGCAGGTTTTATTGAGTTCTTTGAGGATAGTGATAATGGCACAAACAAAGTAACACTTATAGGTCCTGCATCCACATCAGATATAACATTAACATTGCCTACAGAAGCAGGAGTTGTAACCACTGTAGATGAAGCAACAGCATTAGCCATAGCATTAGGATAAGGAGATAACAAATGGCAAACGTATTTAAAGTAATAACAAGGGATGTGATGTC